CTTGAGAACCTGGCCAAACTTCATGCCCTTGTGGGACTTCATCGTCTTCTTCACGTGCGTGAGCCAAGAATTACGCTTTCCACCCTCAGACATTTATTACACTTACAACAAAACTTATTGTAGCCCCCTCGGTTTTTCAACGAACCCGGGGGCGGACCTTGAACTATCAAACAGAAGCCATTGGCATCCATACGCGAATGCAATCTGAGGATCCAGTGTCTCTTTGCCAAAGGTAGGGTCAGGGGCGACAATGGAGATCGCATTGCGATTAAAGGCGACCAACTCTGCCTGGTCGTGAGGGTGCATTGCTTGTCCATACAGAAGGCGCCTGACACTCGACTCGTTCCACGATAAGTTGACCAGCTGCGTCAGTTCACATCCCTGAACATCAGAGACAATGATGAGACGATTCTGGATATCATCCAGTAGAGTATTTGCAGTAACCCCCTTCACAAGGTGACGACGGACAGTTGTCTTGAGACACTCAGCAGCCTGGTTGAGCGTCACATTATTAGTTGTATGAGGGACGATGGAGAGAATGAATGGATCGGATGTGCTGGTCCACGCCTGAATCAGATCTACACAGACTGAATCAAAGGTCCAGTAGTCATATGCATAATCATATCCAGAGTTCTGGGAATTTTTTGCTACACACGGCTTACCATTCTCATCTGCGTAGAGATGTACTTCCAGGAGACGACGACCACTTGCGAGAACATCCTTTACGTCTTCAAAGACACCACCCGTGACATAGTAATCGCAAAGACGTTTACGATCCACGAGTTCAATGTCCTTATGAGTGGTCTCGTGCCAGACAATATAGCCGAGTGTCCCTGCAAGTGCTAGGGCGATTGCTGTCTCCATTACTACTTGCTAGGTATTTTTGGGACTCTAAATAACAACTGACGAAACCCATTGATCACGTCATCGGGAATACGCTCCTCCATAGGGATCTCCATCAAGCAGCATCGGTGGAAATACAGACAATACATTCCGCATTCCGAATCCTTAAACTGGTGCCGTGTCGCATTGAATGTCATCTTCATTGGCTGGGAGTGCTTCTTCGTGGCATCCCATTGTTCTTTCCATCTGCGCATGAGCGTCTTGATTTCGGCTTCAGGGGCATGGGCGTATGAGTCAAAGTAGGTAATGCGAGGATACTCTAGGTCCTCCCGAACATCACAAAAGAGGGCGATCCAATGTTCACCAGGTCCATCGTGTGGATCTGTGTTGAAGACAATCCCGATTTGCTCGTGACCCTTCTTGGCTAACTCGGGTAACTTCATACTGCAAAGGGCACTGACGATACACTGTTGCGTCTCTGACTTTAGATCAAAGTCAATCGGAATACAACCAACGAAGAAGTACTTTGGGAATAGCTCCGTATAGTTCTTTTCAACGTGGTCAATATCATCGGAGGAAAGCCATTCGTAGCGGTTGATCGTCCACTCTTTCGGAGCTTTAGGTCGCTGCATCAAGGAAGACACGATGCACTCAGCAGATCCAGTGGTGCATTTATCGTGCAACCGATGCTGGATATTTGTCCACATCTCTTCCGTTGTTCCCTTGGAGATCGGTTGCTCCTTCGGGTGTTCCTTGTTGTAGACCGACCGAAGCCGACTAACCTCTTCATCGTCAAGCCACGACATCCTTGGTTTAAAACGGATACTTTTAAACCAGGAAAGATGCAACTCACAATGGATAAGCTTAAGCCCGTCCTCACGCAATACGCCGAGATCACCCGCCGCCTCAACGATGTCAATGCCCGCGCGTCTGAACTTCGTGATCAGCGTCGTACTGTTGAGCTTGATCTCACTGCGCTCTACGCTACTACACGAGAGGAACTTCCTAATAAGATTGAGCTTTCTAGCTCTGGTATGGTGTTTAGTGTCAAGCGTCCAAACGAGTGGAAAAAGGGTTGGACGCTTTCCAAGAAGGAGCTGAAGCAGTACCTTGATGAGCTACTGCCTGAGCATGGAGAGGATTTGATGAATGAGATTGTTAGGCGCCAAGAGGCTAAGATGGTAGAGAAGGACTATGGTTTTGAGCTCAAGGTCGCTAAGCGAGACTGATCCTGTTTAAGGGTTTCTTCAATCTCTCGTAGGGTGCGCTGAATTTCTGCTAATTGTTGTTTTGCTTGGTCCAAGTTTTCACGGGGGAGAAACCCACTTCGGATCCTTGACACCGTACATACGAACGAGCCGTGTGTGCTGAGCAGTCTAGTCGCCAAAGTGAACAGGGGCTTCACCATCAACGTGATATGACTTTTCACAACACATTATTTTTAAGTGCTTCGTCCCACAAGGTGACTTCAGTAACCGTCGTCCACCCGCTCGACGAAGTAATTGAGAAGCTTATCCGACATATCTCGGACACTGAACTCCCATACTCCACTCCAGTTAGGGCGAAGGATCTTGCGAACATCTTTGATGCCATCCAGAATGACATGGCGGTCGACGTACTTGCGATTCACATGAGTTCCGTGGTAGAGATGATAGACTGCCCCAGATGTACACGTGATCTTGGGCTTGGGTTGCCTGTCGAACTCCTCATACGCAGGAACCAGTGCAGGCTTGAGGTAGGTAGATGGGAACTTGATCCCCAACCACGCAGCCGCGGATAGCGTATCTCCACTTCCCGTAATTCCGTATTCAAAGAAGCCAACCTTGCGATACCACTTGCGAGTGAACGCCCACGCAAATCCTGGATGTAGTTTGTGGTCAAATGTCTTTTTCTTATCCATATAGATCACGGACTCTCGTACCTGTGTAACGTTCGTATAGGTCAGATCCATCCACACTGCAGTGGTGAATGGCTGAACAACATCGTTATCATATAGTGCACCCGAGACTTCAGAATACCAATCAGGATTTCCAAAGATAATATCTGCATCCATGAACATGATCTTGGAGTAATACCACGGGATCTTCTCCTCCAAAAGAGTACACAGTCGCTCTTTGTGGAACATATGGGACTTTGCGTAGACATGGAAGGCGTCCTTGATTTCAGGTTCACTCTTATGGAAGACCAACTCTAGAGTGTAGTATGGGATCCTTGCAATCTTCAATTTTTCGATTGTATACAGGTAGTTCATCAGCATACGCTTGGACTTTGCAGGGTTGAAGAACACAAATCCGATTGCCATGTCTTTCTTCCAGGGAGTCTTGTATCGCACACTTGCTATGTCAATGAACCCTCCTGGATGAACTTTAGGAGCATCCGGCAGAGCCGTATACATCATGGACTGCGCAGCTCCCATTGTGTAGAAAAACGGATAAAAGATTAGGAAGGAAACCATAAGCATGGATACATATTCACCTTACAATCCCAAGAACCGCTTCTTCACTGAAAAAGATATTCACCGCATCCTCCATCGTCATGGACTTCCTCACTACCGAGTTGCAAACCAGAAGATCTTCCAAACATCTATGGTTCACACAACCTATGTAAAGCGTGGCGAATACACTACTCCTGATGGACGACCGGCTTCTCTTGCTCCGTGTCCATCTGGCGTAATGCCCCTTCAAGATGAATCCTATGAGTGCCTTGAGTTTGAGGGTGACTCAGTCTTAGGCGTCTGTGTGGCTACCTACTTGCGAAGGAAATACCCTGACAAGAAGCAGGGATTTCTTACTGATGCTCGGAAGGAACTGGTGAACAACGAACGGATCGGTGCATTGTGTCAGCAGGTAGGTCTGGATACCTTCTATGTCATCTCTCGTCATAATGAAGAGTCTGTTGCGATCAACGGCCGCAAGAACATTCAGAAACTCGGAGACATCTTTGAGGCATTCATCGGTGCACTCTGGACTGATTGTGGAAACCGATTTAACATTGTGTATACATTTGTCACGAACGTACTGGAAGCCTATCTAGACATACAGGATGTTGTGACGACGATTACAAACTACAAGGACATCTACCAAAAGTATTGTCAGCGTGAGTATGGATGTACACCAACCTATACGATGCTTGACCCGTATGACGATGGGCGCATTCGGGTGTGTATTGTGCTCAGGGGGAACACTGTGGAGTACGGAGAAGGAACAACTCGCAAGAAGGCAGAACAGATGGCCGCTAAGAAGGCTTTGGGGTCTGCGTAATCACTCGCCCTTTCTTCCCACAAGTGAATCGTTTGAGAGTACGACCCCGTGTGTGCAGAATAGAACTAACGCAAATTGCAATCGGACCTTTTTCATTCTTGACTGTCTTGCGGACCTTCTTGATACACTTGCAGAACCTTTGTGTTTGAGTAAGACGCCTTGCCATTGTGTCAAACCCAGAAGAATATATCCTCTCAAAGAATAAACTAAATGGGTGGCGGTCTTCTCCAACTCGTTGCTTATGGTGCTCAGGATGCCTACATCTCAGGAAATCCTCATATCACG